ACTATAGAAGGAATAGACCACAGTCTTCCCCTGCTTTGTCGCCACCGCATAGGCAATAGACTTCTCGCAGAGTACCATATCATAAAACATCTGATAGAAATTGTACTTGGTGACCGAATCCTGCTTGGCGGCATCCACCAGGATCTTCTCACAGGCCACTGAAAAATTTCCAAACACAGGGTTGACAGCCGCTTCAGTTCTCAGTGCCAGCTTGATAAACGATATTAAGGTATTAACATCTTTGAGTCCAACGGCTGGGTCGACCAATGAAGTAGCTGGGACGATGTTGGTAAATTTTTTCTTGGTTTGCTCCAGAGCATCTTTTAGAAATTTTATAGAGGTGACTCCCTTGGGAAGGTAGCGGGCACGAATGACTTGCTCCATGCTCTGTTCATTTATCAGATTGCCCACGGTGACAAGAGGATAGAGGACAGTTTTCCTGATCTCTTTGGACTTGAGCGCCGAATGGGCCGTCTCAAAGGGGCCCTTTTGATTCTCCTTCGCTGACTTATGTTCCTTGTACCATACCTCTACCTCTTTGGCTGTATCAAACGCATCGGAAAATTTCACCGTATTGACCACAGAACCGGCAAGTTTTGACTTGACGCTGATCTTGAGAGAGGGCTCTTTATCTGTTTTGTTCTCGGAACTTGTGATGTTGATTTCATAGTCCAGGAGGGGGGCATTGGCAGCCAATGGAATCATAATTTTGATCTTAGACTTACGAAGATCCACACCCTTTGGGATGCCCAATACTTGTCGAAGGCGCTGGTCATTTTGTTCAAGCGCCACAGACAACTTCAAGGCCGTAAGGACTTCAAAAAATTCAGGTGGAATAGGATCACCAATATCATCATAAGGTACCGTGAGGACGGCTTTAGAATTTTCCGTATCCGTGAGAAGTTTCTCAACTTTCAACCGAAAATCTTTATCAAAATTGGAGTTCTTCAGATAGGTTAACACATTCTTGACCATCCGATTCGATGAAATCCACACATTGACGATGGCCGGAACGATATCTTTTGGTTTAAGTGATGACCGAGACTTCCCACCCGTGGCACCCATGGCTTTCTTGGCCACAATGGAGAGTCCCTTGAAAGTCACTTCCCCTGTGGCATCACCGGATCCCTTAACATACACTGATCCCTTGAACAATTTATTGATTGTGGCCAATATGGCCTTTCGTTCAGGTCGACCGACAGGACCTAGGACCTTGAGTACCCATCCTCCATCGTAGACCACATTATCCTTACCATAGGTACGGACAAGGACATCCTTGACGGGGTTCACTACTGCGGCAGTGGGTTTTGCTATAGGCGCCATAACTCTCCTTGTGATACCCTATTTATATGTAATGCAGGTACCCAGAGATGATATACTTGGGTCCATTCACGACCTTACATCCCCAGTGTGGATGGGTCCAGAGGGGTGGGAATATCAACAGTCTTCCTTGGACCGCAGGGATCGTCACATCAGGCATATCCTGCTTATGACCAAAGCAGGTCTGCCCTCCCTCTTCGACCGTATTCAGATACCACAGGAACGCCAGAAAGCGCCTGGCCGAACCATAGTTCCCCACATCGGTATGGAGTCGAAATTCATCTTTTCCATTGGGGAGATAGCGTTTCATACGGAATTCTTCATAGCCGTACTGCTGGGGCCATTGGATATCCGTCTTGATTTGTTGTTCGCTGGCATAGGATTTTGCCGATGAAATCGCCGCCCTGACCATGGCTTCATGATCGGAAAGCATACCATGCTGAGAAATATTGATCTCTGTGAAGTGCCGTAGATCCTTATAGTCTGTCTTGACCTGGACCTGATTCTCATTAGCCTCAAATTTCTCGATCATATTCTCACAGAAGGTATGGGGTAAGGCTTCCTCATAGACAGAGACATATGAATACCCCATCGCATCGGCCTGGACACCAAGATTAAATTCGTTACGCATCATTCACCTCATACTTTGAATTTTGAGAAGTCCCTGGATTTCTGTGGTCGATCAAATGGTTTATGCACATCCGCTTTCACTTGACCGGCGTCTTGAATGCTGTGCTGGGCTGACGGCGACACATCATACAACCTCATTTTTGGACGATCTACACCCACAACAAAGCGTTTATTGACATTCTTATCCTGGTATCGATTCTTGAGAATCTTTATCATGAGTTGCCCCAGGGCTTCCAGGGCCTCATTGGAGATGATGGCCGCCATGAAGTCGGCGGTCGCAGGAAGACCAAAGGACTCTGAGGTATCGGTCAGTTCAAGGTCTGAGTTATCAAATCCACCTCGGGTTGTCTGAGTGGCTGACACCACAGGCACATCAAACTCAACCCCCATGCCACGCAATTCTTCGGCAATCGCCTTGATATAGGTGTAACTGTTGACATTGCCCCCTGGTCGAATACGGGACGAGGCACAGATATTGAGATAGTCAATAAAGATGATCGCCGGCTTGAAGTTCTTTTTCAGTTGCAGTTCATTGAGCAGGGCCTTGAAGTGTAAGGTGGAGGCTGAGGCCGTAGGGTATTCCTTGATAATAATTTTCCCATTGGTCTTGTTCTTCAGGCTAGCAAATTTCCTATCATACTCCGCCTTGGTCAATGTCTTGAGCAGGTTGATATCCACATCCAACAGGTTGGCATCGATACGCTCGGCAATACGCTCTTCGGCCATTTCCATCGTGATATACAGGACATTATACCCACGGGCTGCGGCGGCCGCGGCCATGTGACACATCACCAGGGTCTTCCCAACCCCTGTACCAGCCAAGAAGATATTCAAAGTCTTGGTGGAGAATCCCATTCCTGTGACCTTGTTGAAGAAATCTAAGTCAAAGGGGACCTTCTTCTCGGTATGATGATAGAAGTCAAATCGGGAGTCTGCTTGCAGCATGTAATCATGCCCGACATGGGGATCAAATGAGATTGATAGGGCTTTGGTGAGAATATCAGGTATGGCTTCTTTGGGCTTACGGTCGGGACCAGTCTTGGTGTCATCCATCAGGCCGACCACTTCAAGCACCGCATTATACAGGGCCGCTTCCTTACAGAACTTTTCAGTCTGCTCTGCGAGCCAAGGAAGATCCGTCGGTTCTGCACGATCCAGATGGACCATCTTGAGGAGTTCTATTGCATCCTGCACCTGCTTCTCCTTGAGAGAAGTAGATTCAGTGACATTGATAACCAAGGCTTCATGGGTCGGAAGGTTGTGGTACTTATCGATAAACGAGGCAATCTCCTGATAGACGATTCTCTCTGTCTGCTCTTTGAAATACTCAGGCTTCAGATAGGGAAGCACCTTTCGCATATAGGCTTCACTGTAAATCAGGTTCTTCAGAATCGTGCTTTCGAGTCGAAACATATTCACCCTCCTGAGATTCGTCTAGGATGATAGCCGCCAGAATGTCCCCTAGGTGAGTTGTGAAATCCTTGGAATTCACCAAGTCGGATTTCAACAACCCCGCGGTATCCCAGATTGTATATTGGTACGCCAGGCGGTGGGTTTCGCCTTCAGGCACCACTTTCACATGACCATAATAAAAAATCACATTCGCAAAGGGGCCAGTGAGGAGCCTGATCGCATCCACATGCTCCTCTGCGACAATGATTTCAGTAAACTCGTAATCAGCCTGAACTTTAGGGAGCGGGGGTAGGCTCGTCTGAGGCGAGAATATCGCCAAAAGCCAAGCCAAACTTCTTTGCCATATACTCATGGAACGCCTCATTCTCTAGGATGTCACCCCAAAATGTTTCTGTCTTGGTATCGGCTTCACGAAACTTACCACTTCGACCTTTCGTGGTCGGATCGACCTTACAGTACCATCCAGGTGAAGGTTTTTCAACAAACCCACCTTCAATCGCACTCTCCAGCAATCCCGAATAGGGTTCAATGCCCCCTTCAAATCTCACTGAGATCGTAAACTTGGATTTCTCTTTGACAAACCGTGACTTCTCGGCATTCAAAATAAAGTTAAATCCCGCCACATCTTTATCGACCTTCTCTTGCTGGCGCCCCACGATCAAGAGGGTATCCGCAGCATAGTAGGCACCAGTACCACCACCTGGTACATCCTTACTGAACATCTCAATCGTCTTATAGGTATGATTGACCACAACAAATGGAATATCCTTGATACGCAAATGCGGGGTCACCATCCGAAACAGACTCTTGAGTTGCTTGGCCCGTGACATATCCGCCACCTGCTTACCTTCGATGGCATCATCCACTTCCTTGAGCGAAGCCAATTGACCTAATGAATCGAGCACGATCAACACATGATCCCCGCGCTTGAATTCAGCCAACTGGATCATGATATCATGCTTGAGTTGCTCCACATCAGTGATTGGGGTATGAAAGACTTTTGAGGTATCGATATTGAAGGTCTTGAAGTAGGATTGTGGGGTACCAAATTCTGCATCATAGAATAGGACCACACCATCAGCATACTGCTTGAGGAATGAACGAATCAGCATCAAGGCCAGACCAGTCTTGAAATGCTTCGACGGGCCAGCAATCTGAGTCACCCCTGAGGTCAAACCCCCACGCAAGGTCCCTGAGAGGGCCATGTTCAAAATAGGGATCTCGGTATGAACCACCTGGTTATTTTCAAACACATCCGAATCGGCCAGGACGCTGGCAATATCGATGCTGCTGGTCTTCTTCAATCGATCCATCAATGACATAGTTACCCCTTAGAATAATTTGAGTGTGTCTACTAACGCTGAGAAAATGTAATCC